TGCTAGTGCCACGACTCAGGATAACTCTGGTCACACACATCACTGGGTCACAGTAGAAGATAAAGAAACTATTCCAGCAGTAACTAAGCACCAGATTCAATGTCTTGGATGTCGCAAATGGTTTGATAGTGCCGCTGACCTTGATAATCATGCATTTGCAGTTCAGCTTGGTCTTGAAGAAGGAAATCCAGAACGATGTGGTTCTACATCTTATGACTCTGAACGTGAAGTTGAAATCGAACCAGCCAAAGAAATTACGATAGGTACGCACGAAGAATGCAGTATCTGTCATCAAAAAAGATAACCATATAGAGGATAGTTGTAAAAACTCACTACAACTACCCTCTTTTTATAAATACGCCTCACTTACGTTTGTAAAAAACCACTACATTTTGTTCGACTTTCTTCTATTACATGTCCTACATAATGTCTGTAAATTATACTCCACAGTCTCGCCACCTTTTGACACGGGAATAATATGGTCTATCTCAAGAACAATGTCAGGATTCTTGTAAATATTATCTCCACATATCTGACATGTATAGTGGTCTCGTTTCTTTATGTATTCTCTCAATGCAGGTGTCATTCTGCTACGCTGACGCTTTGTAAAATTAGACTTAGACATAGCATTCTCCACATACAAACGAACATTATGCACCATTACATGGTCAAAATATACACATATTCGTATCGAAAACCTCATAAATCAGGTTTTTTTACTACAGAAGACAGCTCATGTACACTTTTTACACTTTCGTACACTTTTTTTACACTTTTAAAATACAAAGTGAAACGGGAAAAAGCCTCATAAATCAACGTTTTACAGGTAAAAATGGGCTGATTACACTTTTTACACTTTTTTTTCTAAACTTTATATATATTTTTTTTATTTTTTTATTTATTCCTATAAAAAAGTGTAAAAGTGTAAATTTAGATAAAAACAGCTTAAAAACCCTCATAAATCAAGCTTTTTGCTCGTACACTTTCTTGTACACTTTTATTTTAAAAGTGTACAGAACCCCCAAAAAGTGTACACAGCCACTTCCAACACCTCTTTCTGTATTACCACTGTACACTTTTTTCATGTATTAACACATAAAAAAGTGGATTCCAAGACATCCTATTGTCTAAGAATCCATCTTTCTTACTCTGTATTATTCATCACCGAATGTAATATCATCCGTCATCTTTTTTACATCATCATTGAACTTTGTAACACTTTCTCTGATACCTTCCTGACGTGTAAGACGTCTCTGTTTGATATCTTCAGTAGCTTTTCTGATGCTGTACTGATAAGCAGCCTCAACCGACATCTTCTTTCCGTTCTTATCAGGGAAGAACATCTTTTTTCTGTACGCTGTAGCTAATGTTGATACGTTGTCTGTATTTTCATTCACAACACTCTCTGTATCAAGTTCATTCATTACTTCAATCTGCTTCTGTACAATCTGTTCTGTAATCTTCTTGATTTTCTCTTTGAAAGATTCATATTCGGATTCCATCTTTTCTTTGTATACAGCAGCATTTTCTTTATCAGCTTTGGCTTTCATCCTATCTTCTTCAGCTTTCACTCTTTCATTATCAGTCTCTTCCTGCTGAAGTCTCAATGCTTCTCGTGCTCGTGCCTGTTCAGCAGCCCATGCTGCTTTCTCATCTTCAATCTGTTTCTGTACAGTATCAAGCTCCTGTTTCTTTTCTTTGATATCTGAATCAATTCGATTAGACATATTAGCAAGTTTCTCTGTACTACGTCTTTTGCTGTCAAGAATCACCTCTGCTCTTTGTACATCTCTGAACTTTTCTGTAAGCATATTCTCAGCATTCTTGCCTTTGAATGGATATACGATTCTCAAATCACCATTCTCTTTATAGTAGTCTGGGTTTTTATCACAATATTCATAATATGCCTTCGCAACACATTTTTCATACACTTCACGTTCTCTATCAAGCCACTGTGTGTATGCACATTTCCAGACCTTTTTTCCTGTCTCATCGACAACTTCTCCGTCCTTAAAGCCCATCTGTTCCAGTGCTTTGTTCATGCTCTGCTGTACGCTCAAACCCTGTTTGTAGCCATCTGCCCACGGTACGAACTCTCCATGAGCGTGTTCCGTTGCCCACTCTTTCACCTTTGTAGATTCGTTGATATAGAATTCATCAGCATGCCAGTCTACACGCACCAACTGAAAGTGTGTGTTTCTTCTATCCCAGTCAGCGAAAAACTCTCTTGTTGCTGCATAATTCACTTCGTATGGCAATCTTTGCATATGTACTTCATGACCATCATTACTATAGATAAAAAATCCATTTTCATCTTTTGTCAGATTTGTGTTACCTGCACCGACAACGACTTCATACACCAAACGTTTCCCCTTACGTTCTGTCTTTTTGCCGTTCTCTTCTGTATTTTCGACGACCAGCTTTCCGTTCTTTCTCTTACGTTTCTTACGTCCTCTGTCGTCGTTCTTGACTTGTTCCATGTAACCTTTCACACCGTCAATTTTTCTATCTTTTCTTTTCTGTTTTGCATTGTATGTATCAATTTCATCAGCGAAAAGATAGTTGTAAGTCTGTGTCGTCGTACCGTCCTTCCAGACTTCATGCACACCGTACTTCGTGTCGATGTGCTTCTCATATTTCACAATATCGTAGTCTCGTGCATTGTGTCTCTCCGACACAAAATCATCATTCATGTGCACTCTTACTGTCGTTTCCTTCATAGTATATACACGCTCCAATCTGTAAGTTCACTGTTGTCTTGTTATGTGTATATACATCCTTTTCTACTTATATTGTATCATATGCTACCTGTCATCCGTGTACCTGAGGTACACTACTAACAAGTATGTGAAAGAAAGGGCTGGCTGCCCTCTCTACTCCTGCTGTGCCAATCCTTGGCACAATTTTTTATACGATACTGATAACGATTTCTCGTTACTTTGCAACACCTGTTATCAGTATTGTATACAGTATTTGTGCCATGTCCTAGATATTCAAAAACATTTCCCATTTTATGTGCCATGTTTTGGGCAAAATAGGACCAATTTATGGACCATATTTTGGGCAAATTTTGACCATAAAAACCGATGGGCAATTTATGGCACATATTTTGGGCAAAAATTGGGCAAATCATGACCATAATTTCAACATGATTCTACACTAAAATCATATGACCAATTTATGGTGCATATTTTGGGCAAAATAGGACCAATTTAGGACCAAAATAGGACCAATTTAGGACCAACACCTTCCTTGAATAAATGCTGCTATGGCAGCATGTCGAGTGCTTATATAAAAATCCGCACATGGAAAAGGAGATTTGTTATGACAAGAAAAGAACAGTTACAGGAAATCGAAGAACGCTTAAAAAATGGAGTACAGGAATACTTTACAAGTGAGAAATACGCTACATTACTTAGAATCATGAGTAAATTTCATAACTACAGCTTTAACAATTGTGTTCTTATTGCAACTCAGTGTCCACAGGCATCCTTTGTAACAGGATATAATAATTGGAAGCTATCATTCAACCGTATTGTAAAGAGAGGTGAAAAGGCTATCCGTATTATTGCACCATGTCCTTATTCAAAAGTAAACGAAGAGACAGGGGAAGAAGAAAAGCGTATTTTCTTTCGTACTACATCTGTGTTTGATTTATCACAGACTATGCAAATTCCAAATACAGAAGAAGTCCGATTTGGCATCGAAGAACTCACAGGTGATGTTCCTGACTATGAAAGACTATTAAATGCCATTATTGCCACTTCTACATGTCCTGTAAGCTATACAAAGCCCAATGGTAGTGTAAAAGGCTACTATGTTCCATCAGAGAAGAAAATTGTTGTATGTGAGGATATGAGTGAATTGCAGACGATTAAGACTCTTTTGCATGAGATTGCACATTCTCTTCTTCACAATCCAGAGGAAATGGAAGAAAGAAAAGTTCAGCGAGACACAAAAGAAGTTGAAGCTGAAAGCACAGCCTTTATTGTTGCTACACTTTTGGGACTGGATACCAGTGATTACAGCTTTGAATACATTGCCGGATGGAATGGCAAAGACAATCTGAAAGCGTTGAGTGCAGCTATGAAACAAGTGCAGGATACCGCAAATCAGATGTATGACAATATTATACAGCAATTAAACTACATATCATAGAAATGACATAAGATACTGAGAGCAAGAAAAAAATCTTGTTTTCAGTATCTCTTTTTTTGTTTTTTGTACCGCAATAGTTTGATGATAATTGTAAAATGTGTTGATTTGGTTTTATAAACAATAATAGTTCAATACAAAAGTTGTCTTATAGTAAATTGTTCTTGTGTTAATTCGTTTATAGCAGTAATAAATCACTGTTTAATTTACTTATCGCATAACCCTATTGCACTGTATAACAACTGTGGATATAATAAGTTCATCAGCAAACAACAAAGCAGAAAGGAAGTAAAGCAAATGCCAGCAAAAGCAAAAAGCTCAAATGAGTTAGCTGTCATCGTTCGAAACAATCTTGAAAAACTGACAGCAAACACCAGATACCCAAAAGCTACACTCGCAGATGTGTGTCACGTCACACGAGGAACTGTATCACACTGGTTTTCGGAAACCAACCCGAAACTCCCTTCCATGGAGTGTCTGATGATGATTGCAGACCACTATCAGATTATGGTAGACACACTGCTAACAGAATCTGGAGACAAATACATGCACCGTAGATTCCAAACTTACAGCGATGCATTCACAATCCTGATAGACTTCATCAGAGAGGGTATCATACAACCAGAAGACATTCACAACCGAATATTACGTGAGCTATGCACCATGTATCACGAAGCAATCATGAGTTTCGCTATCCCAGATAAAACAATCAGCGAATGGGTGAAAGATATTGTTGCAAGGTTCTGTATTGAGATGCCGAACAAAGAATCCATGGGTGATGAAATCTTCTACTTGGATGAAATCACAGAAAACCTGTATGAAGGTGGTCGCAACATACGAACAATGGATAAGTTGCAAACCTTAGAGAATCTTGCTAAAGCATTATCAGACAAAAAGGTCATTAAAGAACAACTTCAGGCAATCAAAGATGCCGAAGAAGCACAGGATGACCCTGAGATTCAAAAAATCCTCTCTAAACTGCACAGAGAAGATGACTAATTTCGACAATTAAATATTGATACATAAAATTCAATCACTTACAAGGAGGACTCATACTATGAGCAAAGAAATCAACACAACCGTAACAGAAACAGAAAGAGAAAGAGCAACAGCACGTAAGATGCTTACAGAAGCAATCTTCGGAGAAACAGCAAACACAGAAAAGGAGAACAAAGACATGACAAGAACAAACGAAAACCTCAAGAAAGCAGCATTCATCAACATTTTCAACGCAGCATTATCTCTACTGACAGCAGATAAAACATCCGATGCTGACTTCAATACATACGCTGTAAAAGCTGAAGCTGCTGCCAGAACGGTATGTGACACATACAAACTTGATGAAGACATCGAAGCATCCAAGAAATTCGCACAGTTCTGTGATTTCTATACAAGCCGCATGTCCGATGAAGAAATCACATCCGTTGCTCAGGATGACGCAAAACTGAATGAGATTCTCGACAATGCTGGTAAGGCTACTGTTAAAAGCCTTGCTGCATAAGGTCATAAAAAATACAGCCTCCGTTTTGGAGACTGTATTTTTTTTACTCTTACATGATGAAGATATAATCATCTGTCATCAATACTTTGTTTGTATATTTGATTGTATTATACTTATCAATCTTAATCAAATAATCACGAACCTGTACATGGTTGATTGTTGCTTTAAGTCCTGCAAATTCAGCATCATTCTGATAGACATCTTCAACAACACCTTTCAATACGTCAAGTGTCTTCTGAATATTCTTAATACCATTCAACAGCGGATGTGATGCATCAATCGCAATGTAAGCTCTTTTTGTATCTGCCACAACGCTACCGTTGTATGTATATGTATAATCATAGCTTACTTCATAAAATCTCATTCTTTTCATCATAATAAATACCTCTACTTTCTTTTAAAACTGAATACTTTTGTTACGTTCCAGACGTTCAGCAACCTTGACGAACGCCTTTTTGTGAGCCTTGAATGCTGCACTCTGTGTAATTCCAACTCTTTGTGCTACAACTTCGAATGTTGGATAATCACAGTGTAAATACTTTGCAATCATAACTCTTCTTTCTGTATCTGTGAGATTACAGTTAAGAATCAACTGTCTCACACGTTCACGACATTCATTGTAGAACAGAACAGCTTGTGTATACTGTTCTTCAAGTTCTACCATGTCAAGAACTTTCATATCCATTGTGACTGGTGTACCGCCTGATACTTTACAACCAAGCGGATTATCATAACGAATAGCACCAGCACCTGTGAGCTTTGTCTTAGCTTCAGCCCACTTTCTCCATGCTCTCTCAACGAGTTTCCATGCCTGAGACGCTTCTTGTAATGTGTCAAGAGTGTTGTCGTAGATATTATCTACGACATACTCCTCTTCGCTCAAATACAGCTTCTTACCATCATCCTGTACATTGTTCTGTAACATCATATTACTCATTATCATCACTGCCTTCCCTTAATGATTCTCTGTATGCATCAAACTGTTTCTTATCCTCTTCAATCAAATCCTGTGTAAGCTTGTACACACCACGAATTCTAACCTTGCGGTCATTGCCCATGTATCTGTTGTGAACTTGTTTTTCGCTGTATGCAAAGTTGATATACTTATCTAACATGCTATAACGTTCATATCTAAAATCCCTGATGAAAATCTCATGATGCTGAAGGTACGCTTCGCTTGCCTGAATTGTCTGCAATCCAACCTTTTCATTCTTCTTTGCTGTAACTCTCCATCCATTCATGTTAGAACCTGCCCAGATTCTCACACCATCCTGAAAACCATTTCTACCAACAAGCCCTTTATCTTTTCCTGAGTTATCATTTCTGTACCAATCCTGATACAACGCATAGAGAAAATCAAAATCATACATATCCCAGTGTTCTTCTTCATCAAGTCTGTTCGCTGCGTCTGTAATGTAGTCCATGAATCTTGCAATTGGATTTGTTTCGGCTTTAAATTCACCGAGCAATGCTTTCTGAAAATCAAATTCTTTAAACGCTCTAATATCCATATGTACAAGCTTGTTAAGCACGTACTCACTAACTTCTTTGCTTGTCAGAAACGCTCTGATTTCTGGGTTCGCTGTAGCTGTAAATCTTTTATTGAAATCAATGAGATATAATCTACGAGAGATTGCATCACCATCATCCTTAAAACGAGGAAATCCATTGTATGTGAACCATGTCTGTACATACGGTCTGAATGTGATAGGTTCTTTGTATTTCTGGTTTACTTTAATGATATCGTGTGTTGCGAGCTGTTTAAAAAGCTTACTATCCGCAATGTAATCATCTTCGTTTGCATCTGTACTGATGATTGCTGATACATGTGTTAAATCCTGCATATTAAAACCACCATTCTTTGCATCATTCAAATCACTAATGGTTGCTCCTGAGTAGTTTCCTGTACCAATTACAGATGCAATCATTTCACCAGCTTGTGATTTACCGTTCTTTCCAGCCTTCTTTGTATCCACCAACACAATACTCTTCTGAAAGCCTTGACAATGCGGTCTTGTCATTGCGTGACAACCAATCCAGAACGCTTCGATTTTTTCTTCATCATTGTCGAGCCATTCTTCTACAATTTCATCTACAGTCATGATTCGATTGTTTACTGTGTCAGCCCATGTAGGACTCATATCCGCATCTTCGTTGTAATCTGTCATTGCTGCCTTTTGCGTAAACAACAATCCCATGCTACGAGCTGTATCAAAATCAATCGGCTTCTGTTCTTCATAATCCCATACGCAGTTGTTATATGCTTCGTATCGTGCTGTTCTCGTTGGATGTGCAATTGTTGCTTTATTAAATTGCAAACGTGCTTTCAATGCTGTCACAACCTCCATACGCTGTTTGCTGTTCAAGCTTTTGTTGCACTTGCTAATGATATTATAGATTGTTGCATCATTTTCACTTTCAATCATGTCCCAGATACCTGTGTACTGATTGTAAATCAACAACACTGGATGCTTTACATCATCAAGAAGAACCTTACACTCTCCTGTGTGTTCCAGAATCTCTGAGATTGCAAACGCTGGCAATCCATTTGGTGCTTTCCATTTGTTAGCACCACCCTTTTGTGCTCTGACAATAGCACAAGCTGATTCAATCGCATTCATCGCAACTCTTGCAACAAATTCAATTGATGTATCCTGTACATTCGGAACTGTATTAAAGATGCATTCAATAACACTTGAACAAACATCATCAACGTCCGCAAATTCATATCCAGACAGTGGGTTTGTAACTGTAGTTTTGATACCATCAGCTGTATCTTCAACATCTTTGATTGTGTATGTATAACTGTTATTCATAAAAACCATCCTTTCTTTTTAATCAATAAAAAAGACAGGCAGCAAACATATAAGAGAGACCTTGTCTCATCTCATACATCTGTTGCCTGTCCGAAACTCTATTTGTAGATTGCTCTATAGTTGCAACTCTTTCGACGTCATGGTTGCCACGATACACTGTACTCCGACATGGTTCGTGTTGGCTCCATGTCATCACCGTCTTACTTACAGATAATTATTAAGTTGTATTACTATTATATCAAATTGAAAATTGATTTAATAGTGTATCATTGATATTTTTCTTACTTCCTTCTTTCTTATCTTGACCTTATCTTAGCACACTGGTTTTTATATGTCAACACTTATTCAAAATATTTATTTCATATAAGTGTTAATATCTTTATATAAGTGTTATTTGTATATTGTAATGTGTTATGATTTGTGTTATTTTATATATAGTAATAAATGATGAAATCTACAGAAACGAGGTGTTACTATGAACGATAGACAATTTATCATGAGTGAATTAGCAAAACACGGTATGACACAAACTGAACTCGCAAAACGTCTCGGAATGACTCAGAGTGCATTTTCTAATAGACTTTCAAGAAACTCTCTGACACTTGAAGATTGTAAAAAGATTGCTGAAGTTCTCGGTCTCAAATTTGAATACGCTTTTGTTGAAGACAAATAAAAAAGAGGTGATTACATTTTACTGTAGTCACCTTTTTTGTCTTTTTGGTACGTACCATGTGCGATGTGATTTTGTTGTACACTTTCTTGGTACAAAACATGGTACAGAATATCCAATCTGATTTATTGTGTTGGGAGAGAACAGATTTACGGTTTCTTAACAATGTTGCCATGGCATACAAATAATATTTTTAACATTTTTATTTTCTCCTCATTTATGAGTCTTTTTCCTTGTATTTATGAGCATTTTTCTACATTTATCTACACAATATAAAAATGGTAAAAATATTTCTGCTCATTTATGAGTAGATTTTTCTGGTACAGATTCTTGGTACAGAACATGGTATAAATACCAGCCGTACCATTTCTATATTTTCATAGAAAAATCAATGCTTTTTAGTCATCTTCATCATCATTGAAAGCAACAACATCAGGTTCTCTATCCAGCGGATACACTCTGTATTGTTTGTTGTTCATCAGCTCTCTGAAGTCTTTCTGTACATCTCTTGCTTCTACATGCGTATATACATCCATTGTAACACCAATGCTGCTATGACCCATGATTGTTTGTAATGTCTTCGGAGCCATACCAAGACTTGCCATGTTACTACAGAATGTATGTCGTGCCACATGAGGTGTACAACATTCAATCTCATCTTTATATATAGAGTTAAATCTGTTCAAAGCCCATCTGAAATGATTTTCCCAGTGTTGAGCCACTTCTATATGATTATCTTTATCAAACCAGATAAATCCAGACACCTTGCGTGTGCCATCTTGTGTGCTCACCACAGGCTCTTTTTTCAGCACAGGTCTGTTCTGTATTGCATTTCTGAAACACTCTTCTACATCATCGGTCATAGGAACATCACGCATACCAGCGTCGGTCTTTGTACCATCTTCAATGTAGTATGTGTTCTTATCTCCTGTATGAATCCTGATTAACTGCTTATTCACATGTATTACATGTTCATTAAAGTCAATATCATCAATCGTAAGTCCGCAAAACTCTGATATACGAAGCCCAGTGTTGAAAAGTATATACATACCATCGAAATACTTTCTGAAATTCTTATCTGTTCTTACGAAGTCTAAGAATCTTCTCATATCTCGACGTGTCAGTGCATCACGAGTCTTACTTCCACCGTATCGTTTTTTCAACAATGGAAAATCGAACGGATTAAACGCAATCCAGCGGTTTCTTTTTGCTTCTGCAAAAGCTGGACGCAGCATACCTCGTATGTTTGCAATGCTGCTGTATCCTTTTCCGTGTTTCTCATGTAAATTGTCAAGAAACGCCTGTGCATCCATAGATGATACATCACAAATTTTCTTTTTACCGAACACATGATTTTCAAGAGTCTTCAGATTTGTTCTGTATACACTCTTTGTAGTCTCTTTCACATCTTTGCTTTTGTTCTGCACATACAGCTTCGATAATTCTAACACTGTCATGTTTCCCTTACCAGCGTTTAGACCTTCTACCAGCTTCTTCTTGACCTCAGCTTCTTTCTCACGCAATGATAAGTCAGGTTTCTTACCTGCTGGTGTTCTATCATTGTGTGTCAGAGTCCATGAATACACATCACATGTCTTACCATCGTTATCTACATATGTATAACGATATCTTCCGTCAGACTTTCTCTGACTTTCTCCTGTTTTCAGTTTTCTTCCTTTTTCATCAAATCTTTCTTTTGCCATTCGATACATTCCTTTCTTTGTGTATCACATCGCACCTCTATTATATACCAATGATATACCATTTTACAACAGAAAAATTCGCAACAAAATGACAAAAAAATTACGGGTGTGTGAGTAGCAAGAAATCAGTCAATCATCTATTGTTTTTCGTTATGAGAAACGTGAAAGGAGTTTATTTATGTTAACAGAACAGATTGCATTACAGCACAGTATCGAAGTAGAAGAATCAGCAAAGCCACGTTTTACAAGAGAATACATCTTGAAATACGCTCAGATTATCATGTATCCAACAAATCGTGCACCTCGTGCATGTGTGCAGATGGTCAATCCAAACATCAAAGATATCTCTTGTATGTTTATTGTACCTGTCGTTCATGAAGACAAGACTACAACTATGACCTCTTTACTCTGGGATGATATCGAGCCTATACATCTTGAACCTGAAGAAATTCTTGATACAGTTGTACGCAAGCCATCAAAATTCGTAATTAAAAAGCTTGACTCTCTTCTTGGCTGTAAATCTGAAGGACAGTCATCAGACCTTTATGTTATTACGAATAGAGAGAAAAGATTCGGTGCATCTTCTCTCTTGTATGGACATCTTTGGAACAATCTTTTTGACACATTCAAAGAAAATCTCTATATTCTTCCTTCATCCATGCATGAACTCATCATTGCACCTGAATCCATGTTTGAAGATGAATCACCAGAAGAAACACGTGCCAATCTGTTACAGATGGTGAAAGAAGTAAACCAAGAAGTCGTTGAAAGTAGCGATTTTCTTGCAGACCATGTTTATTATGTTGATTATGGTGCTCTGTGTATCACCACTGTAGCATAAAAAAGAAAGGAGCCATACCCATGAGAACAGTACCTGAATTTCATCGTGTCGAGCCTCGTTTGAGGCTTGAACACTTTCCTCCTGTACCATACATCATCAGCAATGCACGTGATGCAGTTGAATTCGTGTATGACAATGTACTCAAAGAAAGTTTTACAGAACAGTTCGTCTGCATCTATCTTGATGTACAATGCCGTCCAGTTTGTTATTGCATACTTGCAAGGGGCGATGAATCATCTGTATACGTACACTTCAAAGAAATTATGACACCAGCAATCCTGTATGGTGTCAGTCGTATCATTTGCGTACACAATCATCCATCTGGTAGCAACACACCATCACGTCAGGACAGAAGTTTCTCATATAATCTGTATGACTGCTGTAAACGTATGGGATTGATACTCGTAGACAGTATTGTCTGCGGATGTTGTTCTGAAGAAGAAAAGAGATACAGTTCTATCTCAAAAGAAGATGACCCTGAGAATCCGTGGGAAATCAGACGTCAGGAGACTAAAAAGCGTGAAGAATTCGAAAGAAAACTTCTCGAAGAACGTGAAAGCATCGCAAACTCGTGACAATTCTGTGCACTGATACTGTGCACCGTTGCGTCAACACATTCCAGAAACGAAAAAATGGGAGCGGACATTGAAGTCTGCTCCCATTCTTGTTTCTATGTAATTTGAAAAGATTCGTGCACAGTATTGTGCCAGTATCTGCGTCACCTTCTCTTATATAACCATATTATATAAGAAGTGATTTTTACAGTAACTGATTCACTCTCTTCTGAACCTCACTGTAATTGTAACCAGCAGCCTGAAGTTTCTTTTTTCGTGTATCTCCGTTTCCCCACTTGCCAGCAATAACCTCACGAGCAATTGTATCAATAGATTTCTTATTACACAATTTATTGACCTCAGCCTGTACAGCAGAATAGTCATACCCTGCTGCAATCAGCTTTTTCTTTCTGTCATCTCCATTGCCCCATGCACCAGCAAGAACCTCTTTCGCAACCTCTGACACACTCTTCTTTGTAGTTCCACTAGAAGAACCAGAAGCAAGCTGATTGACACGTGACTGTACAGCATTGTAATCATAACCTGCTGCTGTAAGTCTATTTTTTCTATCATCACCGTTTCCCCATGTTCCAGATAACACCTCACGTGCAATCTCATCCAGACTCTTCTTGCCTGAAGAGCCTGAACCGCTGGGAACTGACTCTGTATCATATTTCGGAACACCGAAACCACGAATGTATTTGCCATTCACAGCAATTGTTCTACGTTCTACAGCATCGTTCTTGTTTCCTTCAATGACTGTGATAGTCTTACCATCACATTTTTCAACAATGCCGACATGGTCAGAAGAACCTGTGTTGTCACCCACGCCTGTATCCTGCCAATCATAGAAGATAATATCACCTGCTTTTGGCACGTATGAATCATCCTCTACCCAGCATCCGATGTTCTGAAAACCTTTAATCATGTAATTACAACTACATTCAGTTGGAATAATACGTGTATATCCAAGTTTCACAGCAACAGCACTGACAAATGTTGCACACCATGCATCTGTGTACTGCACCTTATAACCTCTTGGTCTTGGATTCTGTGTATTATACAAATCAATAATCTTTCTGTGTGAGCCGTCAGACTCTTTGCATCCGAGCCAGCTCTGAGCCTGAACCACAACTTTTGTTCTATCGTAACCCATAGTTTTGTTTTCCTCCTTGTTGTCACTCTTAGACAACATACTTGTATCAAAAAGTGTGTTCATATCAACGTTTCCGTTGATTCCTGACACCTTTCCTGAACTCGTATACTGCTGCATACTACAAGAAAAATCTGCCTCACCGTTGTAATCAGCAAGCCAGATTTTATAATTCTTCTTGATATCGTCAGTATAATAATTCTTGTAATAATCAATGTTCATGTACACACCAATCTTCTTACATCCGAGCTTCTCAAGAGCTTTGATATATTCTAATGTGTACAATGAACATTTCTCACGTGTACATGTCTCTCCGTTTCGTTTCCATGTATCGTATTCCAAGTCAGCGAAAATCCATGTGTTCGCAATGTCCAGTCCTGCTGCTTTCATATTCGCAACAGTAGACTTCGCATTATCAACTGTAGAAGCATTGTCAGTGTAAATGAAGTGATACACCATCACAGCAATACCATTTTTCTGACAACCTTTCACATTCTCAATGAATTTCTTGTCAATCGTATTTCTGTAACCCTCACGGAGCACAGCGAACTGTACTCCGTCTTTTTTTGCTTTTGACCAGTCGATATTGTCCTGCCAATAACTTACGTCAATACCTTTCATATGTATCACTCCTGTTCGTCATCATCTTCGAAGATGTTACTGTCTGTACTGTTCCCATCAGCAAATCCTTCAGCAACGATGTAAGAAATCATCGTACCGAATGCCATGATGATTGTACTGACCTGAGCAACTTCAGATTCAGCACAGTTGAAATACAGCATGATTGCAGATACAAAAGAGATAAGTGCAACCCACAGTTTTCTGCTTGTAAGTTTTCTGATAATCATTTCTTTTGTAGTTTCATTGTTCTTCATAGTCTTATACCTCCTGTTTTTTATTTACAGACTTCTCAAGAGTTTCAACCTTCTCTTCAAGTCTGAACATTCTCTCAACAACGCTGTTATGTTTCTCTACCTGCTTTGTCAGATTAGAGATTCGTTCGTCCTGTACAGCATTGTGTTTCTCAAGTTCTCTTGTAAGAGTGTTCTGCACTTTATCATTTCCAGCTCTGACTGTAATGATTGTCGTACAGATTGTGACGAACGATGTTAAAATTGTAATAAGTAAGTTTGTATCCATGTTTCCTATACCTCCGTGCATATTAAATAATCTGACAAGTCACCACTGGAAAATTGTCAATTGTATCTGACGTGATATAATACATCAATGCTTGTGATACAATAGTAGACTTCACTGGTTGAATTGCATAAGGATAAAGATGTACTGTCGTGGCTGTTTTATCTGAAGGAATTTTGCACCATGCTCTCACAGCAAAGTTCCCTTGACTATATGAACTGTTGTAACCTGTAATAATGAATGATACATCAGCAAATGCACCGCTTTTTCCTTCAAACACAAACTGATGAACCGTCATTTTTGTAAATGCATAATTAGCTATCAGTTCATTGCTGCTATTTACACAGTTAACTTTCAAGGTGTCTGTAATCTCAACATTGCTCTGGTATGGAATATGTACCTTTGTGGTCCCGAACGGATTTCCGCTCATCGCTGTTGTCTGAGAACCGATGAATACAACTTGAGTTGAACTGATGACAACAAACACAGCAATATCACCAGCACTCCACATTCCAACACTTTCACCACCAACAATTGTGTAGCCGCTATTTTGGACTTTTAAAGATGATGTTGTACGTGCTTTTGATGCATTTGCAAATTTCACACACAGAATCTTACCGATTGGTGATGGATAACTGAAATCTGCTACCAACGTTGAATACAGGTTGAGATTGACAGTTGCAATACTACTTGAGTTTGTACTTGTTCCGTAATAGACCTTCATTGCAGCTTTCGTAGTATTTTCAAGTGAAGTTTTTACACTTTTGAATCTCGCTGTCGAAAGTGCTGTCTCATCATCTGCCGTATCCACTTCTGAACCGATTTTCACAATACCTGCTTCATCTGCTGTTGCAGATTTTGCTGATACTGTATTGTCTACAATATCAATACCTGTTCCAGCCGTAAGTTTATCCTGTTTATCAGAAAGAGCTGACTTCATCTTTTCCCAAAGATGAGCCAGCCCTGTTTTATCTAAAAATCCTGACATACACCGCCACTCCTTTCTTACTGAGCAACGATATTATCAATCTCAGTATTTGTAATGCTAACTAAGTCAGCCTTTGCCCAGTATCCAGACAAATCTACATCAGTGTTACCGATTTTCTCCCACGCTCCACTGTAATAGATGTATTCATCGTAGTTATCCTGTGGACCATGTTCATGTGATAACAGATAAATCTTACCTGCTTCTCCTGTGGCTGGTAACTCTGATACAACGGCAAAGCTGATTCCAGTGATAGCACCTACAGCATTGTTGATTGCCTGTGTAATCTGTTCATTTGTCATTGCATCTGTGATTCCGTATCCTGCAAGTGTAGAAGCCTTGTCTGCTTTCCCATTCCACTTTGTACGCTCTGCCGATGTGATATGAATATCACTATTACCAGTATGTTTTGTTAAATCCGCAGCAGCCGCACGTGTTGTGTCAGTTGGATGTCTGTGGTCTCCACGTGCAAAAGATGTCTCTGTTCCGACATCTGCATCACCGTCCATCTTTGGTACAGTTGAGCTTGCTGTAGAACCCTCTGGTACATCTTTCGCAGTGATATATCCGCTGTCATTCGTCAACTCTGATGTCTTTGTAACTTTGTTCTTTGTAACAAGTTCTTTGACTTTCTGCCATAAATACAGAACACCATCACTATTCAAAAAGTTTGCCATAATAATTTACCTCCGTATATTTTAAAATTTCAAAAGACTCTCAAGTTCCTGGTTGCTGATACTTTCAAGTCCAATGTCCGTGAATGATTTGTTGCCCAGCAACTCAACACCGTTGAGCTGTGGCTTGTTTTTCAATTTCTCATAGTCATCTGTACCGCCTGCACCAACTACAATACGTTCTGCACTACCAACCTCGTATTCATGTTCCTGAGCTTCACTTTCCATGAATACTTCATTGCTGATAGATTCCAATGATACAGATACCTGAACAGGAATACTGTTACTCATGTTCAATCTCTCCGTTTCTCAGAATCGGATTGACTGGTACAGAGATAATATTCGAAGCCCAAGCTGTACCGTTGCTGTCAATTCCTCGTACCTGCATCTTTGCAGTACCTGCCTTGAACAGAAGTGTCTGTGACTGTGTAAGAAATACACTGACTTTATTACCATCAATAGCCACATCACCTTTCAGTGTCACAAGTAAATCATTCTGTTTGAATGTAACCTCTACTGTATGACCGTCCAGATTCTCGAAATCTGAAACTGTAATGATGTAGCTTGGTGTTGTTCCTCTTGTCATACTCGTTTGCTCCTTTCCTATTTTGTATCGAACTGAATCATTGTGTATGATGTATTTACTGTTAAGCTGTCATTTGTGCAATACCAAGAACCACGAGCTGCATCACTCGTTGATGCACACACAGTCAATCTGTCACTTGGTGATGTGCCATGGAAATCCTGAACGTAAATCTTACATTGGCTATCTGAAACAAATTTCACTGAACACAAGAAATATCCTCGAATTGTGACTGTAGATGTTGACTGTGTAACAGTCAATTCACCTTCCCACAGGATGTTTTCAACCGAAACATCACTTGTATCAGATGCATAATCAAAATACTCAGAAAGTGGACATGGAATAGACTTTGCATACAATGTCATAGAATCTACAACAAACGATGTGATGACGTTCTTGCTTGCCTGCATGTTCAGACCGTTAAGCGGTACATTCTGAGGATTCCATTTCTCCTTGCCGATGTGAGCTACACCACAAGGTGCATGTTCAAATGATGTACCACCGCCACCGCTCTGATAAATCTTGTATTCTTTGACTGCACCGCCAGACTCTGTGACAGCTACAGAAGCAATCTCTTTCGCTGAACTATCTGTCTCTGGTGTTACTTTGCTTGTTACAGTCGTGTTTTTCTTACTTACACTCTGTATTGCGGTCTGAGTATTCTTTGTTGTTGTACAATTCTCAACCCAGATATCGTTTTTCTTCTTCAGTGCTGTACTGAGCTTCTTTGCAAGACTTCCGACCTGAACGCTTGTGTATTTTTCTTCCAGAACGTCATACACTGTCTGAACTACCTCAAGAGATACGTTCAATCCCATCTTTTCATCCTGTAAGATTACTGTGTCACACAGATTCACATCATACAAAGGCTTCAAATTCTCATCGTATGATGACAGTTCTACGTTGTATGATTTGCTGTGAGCCATGTTGTACTCAACAATCTGAAGATACTCATGAGCACCAGCAATCAGTTCATCTCTCGTTGGCGGTTGTTCCCACACAGAACTCATATCATACAGAACAGTGTTCTGATACGGATAATCGTTTGCCCATTCACCATAGACAATGCCATCTGTAAATGTATCTCCTGCATCTTTCTTTAAATCTTTGAACACTGTGTTCCCTTGAGCATCCTGACCTGACCAGAACGGCACTACGCCAGTGATAAGTTCACTGACATCGAATGATTCTGTAATAACTTTCACGTTCTTATCACGTCTGAATTTCACACCGTTATCTTGTCCTCTGTTCTTGAGCAGCTGCACATTGAAACGATTGAACTTGAATGCTCCGACTTGTCCGAAACCTGCATCCTGCATCACACCATACATTCTGTGTGATAACAGTCCTGTATCTTCATCAAGTAATACAGTTCTGACTTCTCTGTCTACTGTTGTCATGTATCCCTGCTTTGTCTTGTCAGTGAACTGACTGTCAGGAATATCCGTACTGAAAACGAACGGACAAGAGCCAAGAATCTGACCGTTATTCAAAGTGTTGAGATACATTGCAGGACCACCACCGACTGTACCACCAGCCCATGCAATATATTTCTGCAATCTGTAACTGATATGATGACCATACACAGTCACAGAACCGCTGGATGGTTTGCTGATGGAATAAATATCGAATGGTTCTGTCTCACCTGTCTTATCATGTGTGGCAAGAATGATTTTCCCTGTGGATAATTCCTTGAAATACTTACCAGATACAGGATAATCAAGTTCCAGCAAGTAATTTCCGTTCTTTTCTTCTGTGACCTCACATCTTGTACAATCAAAAAGACGACCAACACCATTGCTAGTGAAGTTCGTCTCATTCATGTCATATAGAATTGGTATCATAGTTTCAATACCCCCTTACATATCAAACCATCGTGGCTTGATACTGACTGTTCCTGATACTTTATTCACACCAGAACTCAGTCTAATATTTATAATAGGAAGTGATACATATTTGTTCATGTTATCACCGTTGCTGTTGTATGCGTCCATCGTCTCACAGTCGATGAACACAGGAAATCCTGTTGCACCTGACAATGTGAATTCATAACCATTCACGCTGTATGAACCATTCGAACCTACAGAAAGAATCGGATAACACTCAAAGTCTGTAGGATTTGTAATCTGTGAGCTTACAGTTCTGAATGAATCTCCATCGTTTCTGAAGATTTGTGGTTTACAGTCAAATTGTACATCGAAAGTACCGACACGCAGCATAACTTTTGTTTCTGGTTCAATCGGACCAACCACACGAGCCATACGAAAATGGTTTGCATCGTATGTATCGGTCAGTTTGTAATACTTGTCTGAGTGTTTCATCAGAAAGTTTCTGAACGATACAAAGTCTGATGTGAATGTATGAGCAATCCAACATGGATAACTGATTGTTGTGTTTAAAAAGCAGCCGCCATCCGTGATGATATCTCCATTCCTATGAGAGAGGTGTTCTGTGCTGACATCTCTCTGTGCAGAACGATAACGACCGCTTCCAGACAGTCCGACGTTGTATTTTGTTGTTGATACACCATCTAATGTGAATGATTGTTTCTTGGTAATTTCTACATCTGCCATCTTGAACACCTCCTTCTAATAGTTCATAGCACGTCTGATTTTTTCAACGACTTGGTCAGACAACTCTCTGACATCCTGATTCTTTGAACCGTTCACAGTCATATTGACTGTTGTTCCACCGTTCTTGCTGTTTGATTTCTTCAAATTGTGTCCACCAGTCACACGGTCTGAATCCTGTAACAATGTTGCTACCGTATCACCAGACTGCATCTGCTTAGTCATACCGTCAACAACGCCTTCTGCTACTGCATCTCCATATGCCTTACCTGACTCATACGCATCATTAAGTGATTCATCACTCGTCAACTGTGATGTGAATGCTGTCTGTCCATCTGATGCACCGTTTCTCATCTGTTCAACGAAACTTGTCATATCTACACCAGATGCCAGCATCATACTGTCATTCAATGCTGCTGTCTCAAGTGCACCGCCTGCATCATTGACAATCCGCACAGTACCATCCATACCGTTCTGTGTGACTGTCTGAATGCTTGCGTATGCATCAGCGTAATTGTTGATAGAATCTTTCAATGTAGAATATGACTTTACAGCTGCATCTACTTCCTGAGAACCATCCTGCATACCTTTCCAAAGGGATGCTACAGCATCTGCTCCGCTGATACCCTGTGACAGTAACTGATTTGCAAACTCTCTGAAATCTTCATCTGTCTTGTATTTCTCAGAATCTACAATGTTCTGAGCATTCTCAGCATAATCCTGATAGTTCTCAGCCTGTTCTGTAAGAGTATCTGACAACTCCTGCATTGACTGTTGAGCCTGTGTCTTTGTGTTGTCATACGCCTGAGCAATTGCACTCATGCTGTCCTCTGTAGCAGTCTGCAAGTTTGCCATTGTGCCAGCATATGTATCTGTGACACCATCCATACGTGCAAACTCAGCTAAATCATTCGAAGCCTGAGATGTGTTCAAGTCCACATTCTCAACGAATTTCTGAAGATAATCAGCTGAATCAATACCACCTGTCATGATACTGTTTGCAATCTCTCTGAACGCTTCATCATTCTGATAACGTGCTGACTGTAAGATTGATGATACATTGTCATTCCATGTCTGATATCTGTTGATATTATCATCCAGATTCTTTGTCATTGTTGACCATGTCAAATCATCATTTTTTGATACCTCTGAGAACATGGATGATGCAGACTGTAAGCTATCAAGTACCTGCTCTTTGTATGTCTGCCACTGTGTGATATTCTGTGACAATGTACCAATCTCAGAGTTTAAACCATCTGTGATACCATCATGGGAATCCTGCCATGCTTTCGCTGTACTCTCGAACAGTGATTGCAGCTCTGTCTCTGTGTCATTGAACGAATCACCTACAGTGTCGATGTCGCCGCCGAGCTGCTTGATGCGTTGTGCTAACTCAACATAGTTCTGTTCATGTTCAGATAATACAGAGTTTGTTCCATCTGTAGAATCAGCGAACTGATTTTGTGCTTTTACAGATTCCTCATACTGCGACTTCGTCTCTTCAAGACTATCAGACAAAGACTGTAAATACTCTTCCTGCTGTTTCAGTTGGTCTGCTACAGACTTCTGTTTCCATGCATCGAATGGATTCAGACTTCCTGCTAAAGAATTCTGATACTCTATCAGTTCTTCATACTCTTTGTATGCTTCTTTGAATTTCGCATCACCGTCAATCATTGACTGATACAGAGTTGCTGTATTATCAGTTGTCTGTTGTTTCTTCTGAGCATCTTGCAGCTTCTTTGTCTGACTTGTTACATCAGCAACAACCTTTCCCTGCATTTTCAACTGTCCTGTCTGTTTGTCAACCGACATCTGCCAGTCTGGATACATTGCATTTAACTGAGAAATAGCTGTCTCCATCTGTGCCAAGTCATCAGGAGTCTTGCTTGACTTCTTGCTCAGTTCATCTAATGATTTGATGAGTGGACTTGCTGTAGATTCATTATCATTTAGTGTATCTACAGACTTTTTGACATCATTCAGTGTATCTTCTACAGATTTTGCACTTTCTTCCAGTGTATCCGTACAGTTCTCAGCACTCTCAATAGTATCTTTGTATGTACTATCAAGTTCCTTGTTTATATCAATAATCGCCTTGAAAGCTGCCACACTGATTGCTGCAACTCCAACAATTTTTCCAAGTGATGATGCAAATACTTTTACAGAGCTACTCGCTTTTGATGATGTTGAACTAAGTGCTGTTGTTGCAGTGTTCAACTCTGTAACCGCTGTAGCTGCCTGATTTGCAGTTTTCAACTCATTGATTCCTGTCGCAACATCACTGAGAATATTTGAAACACCTTTAGCCTTTTTCAAAGCTACAATAGATGCATAGAACGCAAGCATCTTCGGTCCTGCAACACCTACAGCAAGTGTCATTCCTGCAATTGTCTTCACAACACCCTGTATAACTGGGTTAGCATCTTTATACGCTTTCATGAGGTCATGGACATTATCAGCCACCCACTCAATAGCTGGAACCAAATCTTCCAGTACATCCTCTGCCAACTCAGAACCTGCTTCTTTCACGCTGTTCATTGCAACCTGTGCTCTATCCCATGAATTCAGAGTTGCATCGTATGTCTTTGATACAGTGCCAGTTGCGTTATTGAGTACATCCATACTGTCAGATAACTGTGTCAAATCCAATGAACCATCTCTTACAGCTTTATAAACAGCTTCACCTGATTTACCGAAAAGATTATATGCAGCGTTCAGACCTTCTGTCTCAGTTTTGCTGTTCGTGATAGCATATTGTGCTTCTTTCAATGCATCACCGAATGATTTACCCTGACCTGCTGCCGTCTTCATACCTTTCTGCAATGCTGAGAGAACTTTACCAGCATCAGCACTTGATACTTCCAGTTTTCCAAGCAATGTTGCAGATTCATAAGCGTTCAATCCAAGTTCTTTGAAAGCTGTAGCATTTGATACAAGCTCATCAGACATTGTGTCTACATTTGCACCAGTATCCTGTGCTACCTTACTCAATACATCGAGCAAATCTGGTGTTTCTTCAACTTTCAAGTTGAATGCTGTAGTTACTTTCTGCACTTTATCAATAGAACCTGCTACATCTGTACCATTGATTTTTGCATACTGCAAAAAGTAAGTAGACAGCTTCTTCAGTTCGTCACCCTGAGAGTGAAAACGTGTATTGACTTCACCAACTGCATCACCAACATCAAGCATTGTCGCTGGAATGCTACCGAAAATATCATCCGCTACATCCTTAAACTCATTGAAAGCATCACCTGTTGCACCAGTTCTTGTTGTGATTGCATCATAACCTTCATCAAGTTCTTTCGCAGCATCTACAGCATCTGTTGCAATCTGCTTGAACGCTGAACTGATTTTATCAGCGTATTCTGTAATTTTATCCGCAGTAAAATATGTACCTACATCATCACTGAAGGCTTCTACAGCTGCGGATGCATCCTCTGATGATTTCTTTACCTTCTTACCGAACCCATCAATACTCTTTGCACATCCGTCAGATGATGTTGATGCTTCTTTCATATAAGAAGCGTTTTCATCAAGTTCACGATTTACAGAGATTACATCTGATTTTGCTCTGTTCAACTTCTGTTGCCATGTCTCGATATTTCCAGCTGCTTTTTCGTATTCACGTTCACCAGAGTTGATTGTTCTGTTCAGTTCTTTGACCTTGTTTTCCTGCTCTGCAATTTCTTCTGACGTAGCAGAAGAAGATGATTTCATAGTCTCAAGCTCTTTTTCAGCTTTTGTCAGTGCAGCTCTGTATTCATCAAGCTGTGTACCTGCTTTTTCGTAATTCTTCTGGGCATTTGCTAAAGCAGCTGCTGTGTCCTGTTCAACTTTCTTAGTCTTTTCAAGTGTTTTCTCAAGTACAGTATGCTTTGCGGTCAGAGCTTCCATTGTATTCTGCTGACCTTTGAACTGATTCTCTACAAGTGACATCTCAGACTTCATAGTCTTGAGTGCTGATGTAGATTTTGTGACAGCACTTCTGAACTCTTTCTCACCATCAAGAGCGATTGTTGCACCGATTTTACGTTTTGTAGCCATGTTTTACACCTCCTTCTGTGTTTATTCGTCTATATTCCACACCATACCCTTAACATTAAGATTATGATGATATTTCCATGATTTAATAAGTGATTGCATTTTCCAATATTTCATAGTTCCAATTTGCTCTTCTGTAAGACCAATTGACAATCCGACATACAGAATCCATTCAAAATCAATCAGCGTTTTCTTCGTGCTGTCTTGATATCCGTCTTCTTCTGTGTGTTTGCTGCTGTTTTCTTCTTTTTTTTTGAGCTGATACAGTCTTCAAACTGTCTGAATACTACAAGTGCAAGCTCCGTGATACCGTATTCATCCTGACGTTTCAAATCGTCGGTTGATGGTATTTCATACTCACCATCTGTAAGATATTTTCCTTCTTCCAGCATCCAATTGAGAGCTGAACATACAATATCTACATCTGGCACAGTGAATGTTCCGATTGTTCTATCAACAACACCATCTGCATCCACAGATGGAACATAACCACGTATCTTATCTTCAGCAACCAAGATATCACCGACCTTGTCCTGAATTTTCTCTAAGACAATCAGGTCACAGCAAACTGGATAATCAACATCATACAGTGTAAAAATTGGAAGTTCTCTTGATTCAAAAATCATAATTGTAATGAACTCCTTTCTGTATTACAAAAAAGAGGGAAGACAAAGACATACAAGCAGAAAATATAACATCTTCACTTGTGTTTTGTTGTCTTGTCCTCCCTTTCTTTGCTAATGTTATTCAGATAAACCGAATTTCTTGTTTACCCATGCAAGAGCTGCTGCTTCTGAATCAAATGATTCCTCCCACTTGATAACACCTGCATCATTCGGCATTGCTGTACCGTTTGTGCTTGGTGTAGTGAATGAAGTAGATTCTCCACGAGTTTCGATTGTTACAGTTGGTTCCTCCCACTGTGTCTTAGGATATGCTTTTGCTTCGAACTTACGCACTCCATCAACCTTACGAACACCGATGACAGCAAAACCAATGTATGGTGATTCGTCATCTTTGTTGTATTCGTACTCAGCTTCAGTTGCTGAGTGTCCGAACATAATCTCTTTACAGTTATCTGGTACATCTGTAGTACCAAGTGCCAATGTGCTACCTGTAACAGCCTTTTCTGACTCTGCTAATGCATCATCACCGTACAGCTCTGCTGATGCGATAACTGGTGTATCAGAGAAAGATACAGCCTTTCCAAATGCTACGCCTGCTGTGTACTTTCCAGTACCTGCTGTGATAGGAAATACAATAGGTTTTCTCAATCCAATATATGCCATAATAATTTACCTCCATTTTTTATTGTTCTATGTCTTCATCGTCTTCGAATTCAAAAACGATGTGACGAACATCATCTTCAATCGTATTCAAACTGATTTCAGGATAAGTAAAACCACGTAAGAACAACAATTTTGTGATGTTGGTCTTTAAGTTGAAAAAGTTTGTATCTTTTGGAAGATACAGGTGAAGCTGAAGGGATGCCACAACCGCCTCAGGAGCATCATCACCGAAGCAATCAGGATGTTCAGATACAAAATTGTATACGCAGAAAGTGTCTTCACCGTTTGTATTGAAATCTGGATAAGCTGGAACACCAGCACGTTTACAGACTTCTAAGATTTTCTCAAAACTGTTCATATGTGCTGTCTCCCTTCTTACAGATTCAAATCATCTAAAGTCTTGTTGAAAGTTTCCTGCATGTCATCCACAACCTTGTCATGTGTAGACTCGACTGCTGGTGTAATGACAGGTGTTGCAGGTTGCTTGTGAGCACGTACACCATACTCAAGATATGCCATTTTCTCCATGTTTCTGACACCGTTCTTATCTGTTCCTTGCGGACCAGTGAAAATCTGCCAGTCACCGTTTTTTGTTTTGCTTGGCTTCTTTGTCTTGATTGACTTTGCCATCGCACCTGTACGACTATGTGGCTCTGAGAGTCTTTCAAGTTTGTTTTTTACAATAGGTGCTGCATGTGTCAATGCCTGTGGTGCTATATACTCTATATCTAATGAAGAAAGAGAGCTGACGAAATCATCAAGACCTACAGTCTGTTTAAATTTTGCCATTTTCCCTCACCTCACATGTCAAACTGATAAGATTGCTCTTCTCAGCACTGTATTTTCGTTTGATGTCATACACAACATCATCCTGCTCATCAACCAGATATCCTGCTTTGCTGTTATAGCAAGCTTTGTCTATCTCAAATACAGCAGATACTGTATAACCGAGCTGATTTGCAAGTGTTTCATCTGAACGAGTCGTATTCCGCTTCGATGCTGGTATATGTTCAAGATACTTCTTTTTGTGTGTAACAAATCCTGAAGAATCCTGTTCTGTCTCATCACCGATTGGAATTTTTACAGAAGTGTTCCACATAACAGACACACCTCCTATTCTTCATCAGGCTCAAGACTCAGCTTGAATACTCGTTTGTGATACAAATCAAGATACTTGTCAGTATCTGTTCTGTCACTTCCTCGCATAGCCTGTACATACAGTGTGATAGCTGTGATGACTCTTTCGTCTGTTGTACCGTTAAAGTCTGTGATAAGACGTTCTGGAACGCCTGCTGTCTTCATATCCTCGATACAGTCATCAATGAGCATCTGAAACTCTGCATCATACACAGTGATGACAGAAGGAATTCCACATCTGAGCTTGATTTTCTCTAACATGATGATTCCCCCTTACTGCTGTGATAAAATTTCCGCAATGATATCAGCTTTCTTTGTAGCTTTTAAGGTATAACCATTTGCTTCTGACAATTCTTTCAACTGAGCTACAGTCAGCTTTGAAAGCTCTTCCTCTGTATAAGAAGAGCCAGCATCATTCACTGATACTGACTCACTTTTTACAGATTGAGTATTGATGTCAGAAGCTGTTATTCCCCCGCTGTGTCCAACTCACCGAATACGAAAGCACCACGGTCTACAGTTTTGTAGTCTGCACGCTGTTCACCACGGTACAAAGTACCTCTCTGCTGGAATGCATTGAACAGTGGTTTGCCAGCACTGTCTGTAACAGTTGCATCCTTAGAAGCATACAGAACAGTCTGCTGTCTGTCATAGATATGGAATGCTTCTTTCAAATCACCGATGATGAACGGAATCTTTGTTGTGTCAGATGGTAAATCTGCGTTCGGAATTACCTCAATCGGAATTACACGAGCACCACAACGAAGCTGCATCTGTGCAGGAGCTGTTGGATTTGCTTCAAGTAACGGACGACCGTTCTTATCTTCCAAATTGTCAAGATAATCAAGACCATCATCGTTTGTTACGATTTTAGAATCGTAAGCAGAACCGATAGTTACATTGACAGCGTGCTTGATGTCTTTGATACCAGTGATAGTTGCTTTTGTTCCTGCTTTTGCCAATGCAACAATCTGTGCATTGTCTGTAGCAAGACCATTACGACCAATCCAGTTAACGATTTCATCTTCAAGATTTGCATCGTTATCATTCAATAAGTCGTTTGATACAGGCAAGTATCCAGCATAATCTGCAATCGCATATGTTACCTGTTCGAAAGTTGGATTTTCGATAGCTTCAATAGAACCATCCTCAGCAACTTTCTTGAATCCTTTTACAGATGTCTTAGTTTCGTATACACGAGAACCCTTATTTGATGTAACGTTCTCTACTGTTACGAGGTCACGCAAAGAACGATGAGCTTCTTTGTACTTGTTGATTTTTGTCTGTGTATCAGCAGGTACAGTGTAACCACCATTTGCATCTAAACCTTCTGTCATTGCTGCATTTGTACGCAATGAACGAACATTATCAGCAAAATTCTTTACAGATGCTTTCTTGTCATCTGCAACTGGTGTAGCTGTTGCCGTAACCTTGTTTGTTGCTTCGTCATCATCCTCAATGTCCTTCATGATGTCGAATTTATCCTGTAATGCTTTCAACTCTTCCTTAGCTGCTTTTGCTTCGTCCAGTTTATCTGCATCTACAAGATTCTTGATTTCAGTTTTCTTTTCTGAAATGCTGTTGAGTAAAGCTAAAAGTTTTTTATTCATGATATTTACCTCCATATGATTTCTAAATATGAAAAAAGACCTACACGCCAAAGTCGTCTAAGTCTTCAATCAACTCCTGTTTGAGTTTGTTATGCTCTTTTTGTGCTGACATCTCAGCTTTTGCTTTTTCCATCATTTCTGATGTAAGTCTTACACCAGACTCTACAGAATTGAATGCGAATGCCTGATTCTGTGCCGGTGTGTCGATGCTATCAATGAATCCATACTCGATACACTGATTTGCTGTGAGCCATGTTTCTTTGTCCATGAGTGACAACAGCTTGTCTCTATCCATACCAGTTTTTTCTGCGTATGCATTTGCAAGAGCTTCATTCATTGCTTTCAGTTCATTCTTGGCTTTCTCCATGTCATGATAATCACCAGAAGCACCGCCTGATACATTGTGAATCATCAACATTGCGACTGGACTCATATCTGAATGTCCTGCCATAGCAATGATACTTGCAGCACTGCAAGCCATTCCTTCAATGTGAATATTCACACGACTGTCACGTCTGAGAGCTGAATAAATTTCCTGACCAGCCATTACATGACCACCGCCACTGTTGATGTACACATCAATCTGTTCATCTTTCTCAGCAGCACTGATAATGTCATTAACATCCTTCGGGCAAGTGCAGTCCCAGCCGAACCAGTCATAGAACTCTTTGTATTCGTTGACAACGATGTCACCTTTTACATCAATACGTGCCATTAACTGTTACCTCCTTCCCCTGTATTTGTATATTGTGAACCTACACTTGTAAGTGGTATATAATTACCATTACACATGAGGATGTCACCACCTTCTGCATCTTCCAAGTTTAACAAAGCTCTTGCTTCATTTGGCTTGTAGATTGCATTGTTGACAGCAGATGTGAGTGTTTCCATCTGTGTCTTACTGTCTGTACGCAAGATTGCTTTCTCATTGAATTTATAATAAAATCCCTGAGCCTGCTGTTCAGGAAGTAGAATCTTTGCGTTGATTTCTTCTTCATACAGCTTCAGTCGATACTGCATCGTATCTACAAGGAATGAAAGCTGTTGCTGTTCTGATGAAGAGTATGAAGATTTGTCATAGTCATTTATCTGATTTGGCTTGATACCGAATGCAGCTGCAATTTGCAGTGCACTGTACTTTTTCAACTCATAGAACTGAGCATCCGTCAGATTCGTGTTCAATGGTGTAAGCTGTAATCCAATTGGAATCGGAATCACTCTACCAGCAGCCTGAGGACCAGTGAGCTTATCAGCAAATTTCTTTTGAAGTTGCTTAATTCTGTCTTCATCTAAGTCGCCTGTGTACTGCATAGCCATTGATGCTGTAAGACCGTTATCATACAGATTTTTCATGACTTTCTGACTCTGTCCTGACGTTGCAATTGTTTCTTTAAGAATATTACGAACAGGCTCACCTGTGATACCATTCTTGCTGTACCATGTCTTAAAGTGCATCACTTCATCATTATTTAAGATATATGATTTAGATGACTGAGGGTCTCTGTATTCGTAAAATACAGCAGAACCGTTTGTCTCATCCTTGAATATACCCTTGTTATCCATCCAGACAGTCACATCCTTCGGATGTAAAGGATACAGACCTTTATAAGACATATGACCTTTGTACTTGCTGTCCATGACAATCTCTGAATCTATATAAATAAACGCATTACCGTAATGCTCACACAGAAACTCAGTTGTCGTGAACAATGTCGTAGGTGTCATATAAGGATTAGGTCTTACAGTGAGTAAGTTTGTAGCATCTGTTGCTTCTGCTCTCACACGCCCATGCTCTGTCTTCTGATAATAATGTAACGGAAGTTTACCCATTGTTTCAGATAACATCTTCATACAAGTGAAATATGTAGCTTCATTGATTGCATCCGTGTTCGAACTATCAACACCAAGCCATTTCAACAATGTATCCTCATCAGAAAGTGGTACACGTTGATATGAATTTGTAGGAGCTTTCAATATATTCACAATGTCTCTTAAAATTCCCATTGTCCAGTTTTCCTCCTTTCTGACTCTTACCAGTCTGAATTTAACCATTCATCAATACCATCAAGATACGATGATTCAAATTCGTGATACATAGCCAATTTAAAACCACCAAGCGTTGCATCGACTGGGTCAATACGCTTCGTGGTTGCATCTTTGTCTATTTTTATAAGACCATTGTTCTGACGCACAACAGCATTTGCCATTGAATAATCTAATACAGGATTTGTGACATGAAGAACATTACCACAATAAACCTGCTCTCTGAATCCCTGTGTTGATTCATTCAGAGATTTATGTGACTGATACACTTCTTCAACGTCATATCCCATATCTGATACAGTTGTCATCATAAGAGATGCATTCGCTGGGTCAAAACACCAACATTTGATGTTCCAGTTACGTTTTTTACACGTACTGATAACATACTTGATGACCTGTGACTGGTCTACAATCGGTGTATCTGTGATTGTTATATATCCCATTCGTTCCCATGCATCATATGGCTGTTTATCTTTCAAAATATGCTCTTGTAGGCGTTCCACGGATGGTATAAACGAATGAGACCATACAAGATATTTGACGATTGGTTCACCGTCTGCATCTCGGTCTGTCTGGTCTTGAAACGGTATTACAAAAGAAACAGATGTCAAATCAAGTTTGGCTGACATATCAAGACCGACATACACATCCATATTGTTTGTATCTATCGGAACATCATCTTCCGTAATACAACAAGAATTCCATTTTTCCATGTTCATGTATCCGTTATGTCTTGCCTGTACCCAAATGTTGAGCATCTTTGTCAGAAATGCTGTCATCTTCTCTGGTACAACCATAGCTTCTCGGAATGCTGAACGGATTTTATTCTGTCCATCTTCGTATGACATACGGATTGGATTTGCCATATGCCAATATCTTTCAATGGATAATTTCTTCAGGTCATTGGCAACCACGTTGTCAACTTCCAGAATATCTATCAGATACTCGTCATCATCCGTTTGTGTGTTTGGATTCAAAATATCTGAACAGTATTTATATTCAACTGCATAGCATGGATACGTAAGGTCCATACCTGCGGTTGTTATCACAATAAGTGTCGGGTCTTTTGTATTTGCACCAAGAAACAGATTCAAGAACTCATCTGTTGGATGCTGATGGTATTCGTCAATTGAAAGTACAGCAGGATTGCTACCGTCACCCGACTTTCTATCTTCTTTCGACAATGTCTTCAGGAACGAACCAGTCTTTACATGCGTGATGCTTGCTTTCGTAATTTTGAATTTGCTACGCAATGAAGAACCATTCAGCATCAACATACATTCATCAAAAATGACTCGTGACTGGTCTCTTTTTACACCAGTCGTGTATGCTTCATACACTTCATTATTTCTTACAGAAGATACGCTGATTTCATACAAAAGCATTCCTGATATCATCTGTGATTTAGCATTCTTACGTCCGACCTCAACAAATAGCTTGTGAAATCTCTTGTATCCTGTTTTCTTCATACGCCAGCCATAAAGCTGACACATGATGAATTTCTGCCAAGATGTAAGCGTAATAGGCTTTCCTGCAAGAACACCCTTACTGTGACGAAGATAGCTGAACCACTTTACAATTTTCTGTGCTTCTTCTTCATCCCAGTAAAATGTACAATTGCTGTTCTTTGCTCTTTCTACATCTTTCAGAAATCTCTGTACAGCATATTTGTGTTTCTTACAACTGATATAATCTTCATATTTGGACACCTGTTTATCAGACAAACAGTTGTGAGAATACTGTATAAGTTCATCAAGAATGCTCTGTTGTTTCTTTGATGCCATCAAATATCACCGAAATCGTCCTTGATGGTGTCCTTTTGCTTTTCTTGTTTTGTCACGGCTGCTTTCAGTCGTGAATTTATAGTAATGCCACATAAGTCTGCAAAGCGTCTCATCTCTGTGCCTGCTTTGATTTGAACACCTACAAGTGGATTTTCTTTTGAATAAGTAAACCCTGTGGCATTATCAACATTTGTAATGACAAGCGTTGACTTTGCAAGTTCCTCAGTTGCAAGTCTGTAATTTGCGAACGCATTACAGTATCCGCATAACGCTTGAAAATCCAAATCACAAATCATATCCATGTCAATAAGTGTCGGAACAATTCTCTTCCACTCATCTTTGGCATATTTATGATTCAACCAAGTTGGAGGCTTTACTAAGTCAGATTGTCCAGACATAATCATCCGCTTTGCCTGTTCCAGCTCAACTTGTTTTTCAGTTGTGATATGTCCTTTTTGCTCAAGTTTTCGCCTAGCTGACATGTTATACCTCCTATTCAAAATGTATAAAAACGTTTGTTAAATTCTAAGTTCATTTTAGAAAGTTGCGTAAGAAACAGGACTGCGGCGGTGAAAGCAAAGCGTAGCAATACTTTCAAGGCAGCCCCTCTGAGTGCAAGCCTGCCAACGGATTCAAAGCGATATATCTTTGAACTCATGCAGCATTCGTCTCAGTCGTTCCTGCGTCTCTTTCTTTGTCTTCTCATCTCTGTTATACAGAGTGTGTATGTGATTATGCGTTGATGAAGATAAAGGAATGAGATTATCTACATCAAGAGCTTTCGAACGATTCTCTTTCAACTCTTCAATGTGATGTACTACATCAGCAACCACAATCTTATGTTCTGTTACAAATAAAAAAACATCTATGCTATCATAGATGTCCATAACTCTGTTTCGCACAGTCAACCAGTCGCTTGAATGGTAGAACTGCGTTGACTCTTTATTTCTGTATTTACTGTCATATTCTTTTCTTGCACGTTTGATACAATCGCACTTCGTGCCCGATGGTCTTCTTTTTCCACATCTGCTACATCGCACATACATCATAACTGCATGTCCTCTTCTGTCGCATCAGATGTGAAAGACCAATCATTATCTACGAATCGTTGTGGCTGTTCTCGTGGTTCTTCCTCATCTTCATACACATCAACAAGACGACTCCACAGATTCTCACACAATTCTAAATTCGAACACTTTACCGCATTGATTACTTCACGTGTGTTATCAGCATAAAGAATCTCCTGTGACACACGAAGACGCTCAAACGGACATCCTTTGCAATAATGTTTATCTATAACGTTTATTGTTCTCATACGTGGATACCTCCTGATTAACATTGCAGACATAGAAAAAACCAGATGAGTGTGCATCTGGTTTTGTAAATGTCTGTATTAAAATTAAAGAAAGGAAGTGATTTATTTTATGAAAAAAAGAAAGTGACTGTAGACAAATAATTATACTTATCTACTATAATAAGTATAGTTGTTTTTTACTTCCATGTCAATACTTTTATGTATATTTATTCATTATTTATGAATATTCCTGTTGTTTTATTGTATATATCATTTATAATGCAAATATTTATTCAATTATTTTGTATGCGATTGCATTGATTGATAAACAGACATGATTTGTTTTGAGTCGTGACAAACCATCTATGATATTGTATAATAAAAAATAATGCTCATATATGAGAAAATGTTAAATCAACAAAAAGAGTGCATCGCACTCTATTACCATCAAGGAGGTAATTTCATTATGAAAAAGATTTTCAAAAGCATCATCACCATCATGCTTGTACTGAGTGTGATGGTATGTGGAACCAATTCAACTGTGTATGCTGCAAGCAGCAACATCCGTGTAAAGACCAATAAATCTACTCTTTACATTCTTGACTCTGCCAACAATAAAGCAAAGCTTACCACTACTTACAATGGCAAGAACGTTACTAAGTCCGCTAAGTACCGTTCAAGCAACAGTAAAGTTGCCAAAGTGAACAAGAGTGGCGTAGTCACAGCAGTGAAACCGGGTACCGTTAAAATTACAACTGAATACAAAGGTAAATCTAAGACCACTAAGGTTACTGTTAAAAAGAGTAAACTATCTTTAAACAAGAAAACACTACAGCTTACCACTGGTCAGAAGTTCACGTTCAAAGCATTCGGGAACAAGTCCACTATCTACAACAAGAATGTAAAATGGACTTCGAGCAATAGTAGTGTTGCCAGCATAAATAAAAACGGTGTTCTCACCACCAAGAAGAGTGGTACTACCACCATCTCTTGTAAAACCACTATTGGAAAAGTGACAGCAAAAGTTGTTGTAAAGAACAATAATGCTAGTGCCACGACTCAGGATAACTCTGGTCACACACATCACTGGGTCACAGTAGAAGATAAAGAAACTATTCC